GTCACTGATTGGCTAACCAAGTCTCGTAATGAAAACTATATGGAGAAATCTTATGTCTAGCCTCGTATTGATTGGTATCGTCGTCGCCTCCTGCGTGATTGTGGGACTGCTTTCTATCTATTTCTGTGGAGCAAATAACCCTGTGGAGGTAGCTTGCGAGGATGTGATCAAGCAGGAGACTGGCATGAACCTCAACCTCTCTCCTGGTGCGACTCCTACACCCCCCACATCGGCAGCGCCTAGTGTTCCTACCTCAGTTCCTAGCTCAGCTCCCAGCTCTGGAAACAAGGCTTCCTCATAATGATTAAGTCTTTCTCTAAGCTGGTTTACAGCGTCATTCAGCTTATCCTCGCGCTCCCTAGATCTATCTATTTCGTCTGCTAGGTCCTTATGTCTGGCGAAGAGGCCGCCCTGTACATTCGAGAGCCTCTTCTTCAGTTCGGAAACTTCCTCCCTCAACAAGTCTAGCTCAGTCTTGGGAAACAATTCTAGTTGGCAGCATGTCATATTATTTTCTCCCTTTGCAAAAGGTTGGGAACATGATATATGGAAAGGAAATTGAGGTCAATATGAGAATTTTATTTCTCTTCCTATCTGCTGTCCTGTTTCTTTTCCTATCTGCAGTTTTTCTCTCTTCCTGCACCATAAATATAACGATTGCGGACACACATGGGTATGCCAATGATCTCGTGGATGAGACAGCCAAGACTGAGGCTGACCCTGATGTTTCTATTCCTGTAAAACCAATTTAGGAGTAAATCTTATGGAACTTCCTACCAATGCAAAAGTATGGGCCGCTGTCCTCGCCCTCATTTTCCTGATCATCCTCTCCGGGGTGGTTTATATCGCCTTCAGGGAAGAAGAGAAGCCAGCGCCCTCGAATGACACCCTAAATAAACATCTCGAATCCCTCCAGATCAGGGCAGAGAAGAAGATGGAAAAAGAGCTGGATAAGGCTATTTCTAGATAAAAAGTTATCCAAAATCTCGAAACATGGGGGGAAGGTCTGAGCCTCCCATAGCTTGATTGTAGAGGGTGTCTACATCTCTTGCTGTCATTCTTCCTTGCTCCTTCCCATAAAAGTGAGTGTAGACAGCATACCTCATCGCGTCGCAATTCTTTATTACCATCCCATTCGCTATGAAGTTCCCATTCTTCATAGTAGTCAGGCAATAAACGTTTTCATTTTCCTTTTTTCTCACGCCTTTCACTCCAACGTAATTTGGCAGCGCAGGACATTGAACAGGTTCTGACTTTAGCATATTTGTTCTTCCTAAACTTTTTTTCGCAAAAAACACATATCGCTTCAACATCATCCAGGCCCTCATATCTTCTCCATGCTGATTTACATGCATTTGAGCAAAATAATTGGTGATATGATTTTGTAACGAATTCTTTTTTACAATGTACGCAGATGAGAGATATTGGCTTCCTATTCGCCCATCCAAGGATGCCATGTTCTTTATGCCATTTTCTACCTTCTTCTGAGGCATGCCATTCCTTCGTTAGGTGACGATAATCTCCCGCCATCTTCCTTACTCTTTCTCTCCTTTCTTCTGTCATATGGAGGCTTAAATGTTCATGTTCAGAGAGCAATCCTAGATTTGAAATATCATTATTGCCCTTGTTGTTGTCCTTGTGATGTACATGGAATCCTTCAGGAACTTTTCCTTTATAAAATTCCCATACGACAACATGCATTCTTTTTTTAGGACAATTCGTGGTGATCCAGTATCCAGTTTGTTTATCTAAGTAAAATTTAAATTCGTTGAAGAATTGATGTTCCATTTGACTACCTTATCTATGGGCTTTAAGTCCTGTAACATCTTATATCCATCAGAGGTTAAGATCAAGTGATCTCCCGTAGCGGATAGCATCGAACCGTCGTCCAATTCTAATTCATAGATTTCAGCATTTTCTCTTGTCATAGAGACAAAAGTAAAATAGTCTTCCTGGAATATGCCTAGATAGGTATTGTAATTGTAAATTTTCCCAGATTTAGGAAGTTGATCAATTCTTACAAAGCCAGCTTCTGTTAAGACAAGAGTAGAACCGACAACACAGGCGTGATCCCTGTCCTTCAGGGGCTTGTCCTCCCCAGTCTTGGCGCTGCGGGGGTCCCAGACATATCCCTGGATTTCTTTTATCAAGGTCTCGCACTTCCTGCAGATCTTCAACGTCCCATTGGACATATATTTTGATACAAACCTTATCCCATCCAGGACTTCGTTTTCTGCATCGTATAGGTTGGCGATTCCATCCCGCGAGAGCTCGAGCTTGAATGAGGCTGCCGAGGGGTCGCAATATATCGCCTTCACAGTTTTATCCTTGATAAATTCCTCGAGGTCTGCTGCATATTCTGAATCAGTTTTCTGCCTCTGCTTGACCTTGCTATCCCAGTAGTAGACATCCTCCACCCAGATATTTGGATATCTAGACCTGTTTATCCCTATTAGGACGAATGAGCAAGGATTCACAGTCCCATAATCGCACCCAACAATATAATATTCGGCAGGGCCCGGAGGAAGGTCGATTACGTGAAGCGAGGTGTCAAAGAAATCGTATATTGCTCCCTCTGCTACCACCCATCGACCTTCAATAAATCTCGAATACCAGATTCCTTTGTACTGCCTCTTGAGATATTCTTTCTCATCTTGAGTCAGCTCAGGGTTATCATCGAGGGTGAATTTCCAGGATTTGACATCGGGGTTGTTGGTGAGAAAATCTACCTTCAGCCAGTGATAGGGCGAATCAGGGTTGGTGGTGCCGAAGATCTTCGCCGACTTCATCGCACATCTAGAAATAAGCATCCTAAATACTGAGGAGGGTATAATTGAAATTTCATCTATATAGGCACCTGAGAAGGTTGGTCCTCTAATTTTGCTCTCTGCCCTCTCATCGTCCGCACCAATAATGTGGATGGTCTTCCCATAAATGACCATCTCCCTCTTCCCAGAATAATACTTAACATCTGAGCCAATCATCCTTGTGAGCTGTGGCAGGACATTGCGCTTGAAGGAGTCATATGTCCTGGCTATTATGCAATAATCGCCTGGTGGCCCATAGATGAGCTCCTTGAGCCACCGCCACAAAGAAATATAAGTCTTCCCGGAGCGAACAGCTCCCTCCCACACATTGATCCTCGCATCAGAGTCAGACAGGGAGAAGAGCTGCTTCTCAGAAAGGGAAGTCATCCTCGCTCCCCTCCATCTCCCTTACTTCAACAGGCTCAGGGAAAGAATCTTCTTCAGGCTTGAGCCCCATTCCTGCATATCCTCTCATCCTGACTTTGGAATTTATATCCAGAACGTCTGTTGGGTAGATCAGCTTATTCTTGCAATAGAAATTTAAAGCTTTGCATAAGATATTCTTTGTCTCAAATGCCAGCCCGTTGACTACGCTCCAACTCACATAATCATTGTAAAGGTCCTCCAACGTCACCTTTTTCCCTGGGAGGAAGTCGAGTCTTTCCTGGATGAATTTTTTGACATTGGGCCTCTCGCACCTATGCTTGATTCTTCCTCTTTGTATTCCCCTAAGTCTTGTCCTCTGCCTCGTCTGGCGACGTTTAGGAAGGCAGAGATCTCGCTGTTTCCCTTCCTCCAATATGGGCTTCCTTATCATCATCTGGTCACATTTGATAAAGAACTTAGCCAGCCATCTGAATAACTTCATTTCTTCCTCCTTTAGTTTTTAGAATGGTGGTAAGTCGTCAGGGAAATTCTGAGCTGGCTTCGGCTGTTGAGGCCGCGCCTGTTGCTGAGGTTGGCCTCTTCCCTGCATCATCCTGGAAACATTGGCATCAATATTCTTAAGCGCCATCGACATGATCTTTTGGCTCTCTGCCATCTCCTTGATGTTCCAGGCCATAAATTTCAATGATGTTTCTACTGGCTGGACTGGTCTGCTCTCTTCTGAATAACTCATTTTTTCTTCCTTGTTTGTTTAAGTTTTTTTTGTTCTAAGGTGGCGATTTTCTTCCTTGCCTTTGCAAACTTGAAAGACACCTTCGCCTCTCTCGCACTGTCGGCGGCCATCTCTGGAGCGCCTTCTCTCTTTTCTTTAGCTTCAGCCTTGAGGGCGTCTTTCCCCTCCCTTCTGGCTAGGGTGGAGTACATCTTCTGCTTCTTCACCACGCCTTTTATGTCCTGAGCTCTTCTCATTTCTTCTCCCCTACTCCCCTTCCTTTTCCAGGCCCTTTCCCCTTCTTAGGGATCTTCTTCCCAGACTTTCTTGCTGTATTCAAGGCTGCAGCTACTGCCACATCCTTGGGGTGGCCTGAAGCCCTCATCTCTGATATGTTCTTCCCTATAACCGCGTTACTTGTCCCTCTTAAAAGTGGCATCGTCTTCTCCTTTGGTCGCTTGTCGCAACCCTACGTTAAAAATCTGGTCTTCTATCTCACACAGGCTCGAGAGGAGGATCTTCTCCCCTAATTGGAATAATTCTCGCTTGCTCAGAACTATTTCGAGGAAGTTTTCCCCGTCCATCTTCTCGAAAATTATCTTCATAATCGTCTAACTCTTCTATTGAATCTATTTCTTCTTTAGTAATATTCATTGTATAGGGCCTAATTCTTATTAATGTTGAAGGAACTAAACTGTAAATCTTTCTTACATGTAAATCACAAATCTGCGCATCGTCCTTGTAAACTAGCTCGTTCATGCAGTCGAGATAAAATCCAGCCAAATTATCGCAGTCAGGGCGCTTGAAATGGAAAACCACCCCATTCAGCATCTGCGTTCGCAACTTCCCTGAAGTCTGTTTTGGGATCGTCATTCGAAACACTATATCGACCAGGAGGGGAGTAGTCAGGATGGGATCTTTGAACTGGCTTCGCATCTGCCACCTGACCATTTCCTTTTCTCTTTTCTGCCTGTCATAGATGATAGCTATATTTTTATCTTTCTGTCTGATGCTTCTATGCCCAGGCCTCTTCCAGGCTATTGGAGGGCCATCGATGTCTATATAGATCATTTGCCAACCTATTTTTTTCTTTTGCTAACCCATATGATAAGGGAATTTATTTCACAAGAAAAATCTCAGGAAATGTGATTGACTTTATATCAGCATATTTTATATCGTTATGACAAGACACAAACACAATCAAGGAGGTAATGTGGAAGAGGAAGAGATCAAAGAGGGGTATACGAGGGTGTCAGATATCCTGCATAAGTTTTCAGGGTTCGACGATGCACCTGAGTTCGTAAAAGCAAAAGCAGACCATAAGGCAGAGATAGGGACTGAGGTTCATAAGGCCATTCGGCTGTACTATCTGTGTGTGCCATATGGGCCATTGAGTGAGGAAGCCCAGCCTTACTTCGACAGTTTCTTATCCTGGGACATGGTGTATCATCCCAAGCCTAAGATCCTGGAGGAAAGGTATTACGACCCCACCCTCATGATTACAGGGCAGATAGACGCCCTGATGTCCTTCGAAGGGAGTGACCCTCTCGTCATGCTTGATTGGAAAACCTCATCTTCCTGGAATAAGAAGATGGAGACTTCGTGGCTCCTGCAAGGGACGTTTTACCACTACCTCATGGAATATAACGAGGTCCCAAATGTTGGCAATGAATTTGTATTTGTCCAACTATCAGGAGAAGGGAAGCGCCCGAACATTAGGGAGTTTGCCTACTCCGTTAGCGACCTTGCTGACTGTATGGCAGGGCTGCAGATGTATCGAAGATTTTATCCAATAAAGGAAAAAAAGGAAAAAAAAGGAGAATAAATGTGGAAATTAAGATCAAGAAAGGGGGCTGGCATGGCAGGGACTGCTATAGGCCAGTAGGGAAGCTTGCATCAGTGATAGCAGCAATCGTAAATGTAAATAGCTTTTCTCCCTCTATGATTGAGAGGGCGAGGAAGGCTGGGGTCACCGTAACCTTGGTGGAGGAAAAAGGAGCAGGACGAGAAGACCAAAAAGACAAAAAAGACCAAAAAGACAAAAAAGAAGAGTAGAAGAAAAAGAAAAAATCCCCCTGAAGTAAGTTAGACTCCAGAGGGATAGGTGCTATGATAGACAACCACAAAATGGAGAACAAATTATGGTTTCACACGAGAACATATCCCACGATAACATTTATCGCAACCTCTCTATCTCTGAAATATTTCATATGTTTAAGAAACAGCATGAGGATTTCGAGAGAGAGATGAAGGAATTGGAAAAAGAGATAGCTTTATTTCGCCAGATGAATGATACAAATAATTTTGATGAATGTGCTTAAATTTTATATAAAGGAGATCCCATATGGAAGACATAAAGAATTTAGCAGCTGCCCTTGTCGCAGCAAGTAAGGAAATTGAAGGGGTGGTCAAGGATAAGGCCAACCCTTTCTTCAAAAGTAAGTATGCCGACCTGTCGAGTGTGGCAGAGGCGATCAAGCCCGCCCTGGCGAGGCATGGGCTGACCTTTATCCAGAAGGTGCATCCTATGGATGGGATGGCGAGTGTGGAGACAATCATTCTCCATGAGTCAGGCGAGACTTTCTCATGTGGGGCGACGTCGGCTCCTACAGGGAAGTGGGATAAGATATCTAAGGCAGTGATCCCAGCTGATGCTCAGGCCTATACTGCTGCGATCACCTATGCCAGGCGGACGTCTCTATCAGCAGCTTTTGGGATCTGCCCAGAAGATGATGATGGTAACACTGCATGTGGGAAGAAGAAGAAGGAGGAGCAAGTTCAGGACTTCCAAAGTGAGGAAGCTAGGATGTTAGGGGCTTCAGAACTTAGGAAGTTGGCGACTAGGGTGGCCAACACTCTCATGGACGACCCTTCGCTGTCGTGTGCTATTTCTGAAGACGAGATGTACGAATGGCTTGCGCACTGTCAGAAGTTTAGGCAGCTGCAGCCTTCGGCAGACGAACTTCTGGCGAACGATCGGTTTTCCTTGCTAAATTCATTCACGAAGTGGCAATCTGGAAAGGCTGCTTAGTTTTTTGGAAAGATTGGCTGAGCTGCGCCTGTCTTCTCTATCGCGGAGAGCTGTAAGAAGAGCGATAGAGGGGATGGGCTTTTTTATGCCCTAAATCGCTCTAGGTTCAATTATCTTGTTTAGCTGACCACCCATCCTACTCATATGACGATCGTCGATTCTAGGTATGGTTCTGTGCGAAATTAGGGCATTGTAGGAATATCATGATGGTGCTATTTTTCTTCAGGCTAAAATATGCAGGAATTATGAAATATGTGGACGATGAAAAAAAATCCTAGAGAATTTTCCCTTCAAGGTGATATGACCTAGGCTCTTTGAAAAAAAAGAGGCGAGTAGGCCTGCAAGCCCCTCGCCAAGAACACAAACCCATCCCGCCAAGGTGGTTTATGAAAGAAGACGCAAGTTATCATATTAGCTGCGATGGATTTATTGCAAGGCAAAAAGACATCTCATATCCTGCAAAATTTATCTACGAACGCATCTGTTCTCTCTCATGGAGCGAAGGCTACTGCTGGGCTGGAAATGCTGAGCTCATGGAACATGTAGGCTGGTCAAATGAGAAGTCTTTCGGCAACATCCTCACTGAGCTTGAAGAAGCCCATTACATCAATCGTGTATATCGAGACAGCAAGAGGTTGATCTACCCTCTTAAACTTTTTGTTGCCAAATTTGATCAAGTTGAAAAAATTCCTACCCCGCCCAATGGAAGGGGTAATGATTCTTTTATAGAAATTCCTACCCCGCCCAATGGGCTACCCCCCCCCCGCCCAATAGACGGGGCCCCCCCCGCCCAATGGGCGACTTTCCCCCCACACCCCCT